AACGCTTTCAAGCAACATATTCATTTGTTTACCAACCATATAAGGAAAAACTTTGCCTTTATTTTTCCATGGATCTTGGTTTTCAAAACTATTTATAATCGATTCTTTCAAATCTGAAGGAGTATTTCGTAAATCAATTAGTTTTTCATTACGCTTAATATTGCGGTATACTTCTTCTCCAAGAGATTTAGGATCTGCAATCAAAGCTTCTATTTTTTTCTTTGATAAAGGAGTTTGACGTAGACCTTCTACAAAAACATTATCTCCACTCAATACATTAGGTACACCATCACTTGTGTCACCTTTAAAGATATGCGTTTGACGGAAAAGATTAGGGTTTTGTTCAGCTACAAACTTTTTTGTAAGAGGAGAAAATTGACGGACATTGCCGTAAGTCTGTAGCTGAACAAAATCTTTATCAGCAGAAATGATCATAACCTCTTCATTCTTGCCAAATTCTTGTGTTTGTTCTACAAGTGTAGCAATCACATCATCAGCCTCACAGCCTTCGATATGTACTAACTTATAAGGAAAATTTTCTCTAATATCTGTACGCAAATCATTTAAGATTTCGTATGCACGATCCCAATCAAAATCAGATTTTTCACGGCTTTTTCTGCGATTTGCTTTATATTGGGGGAACCAACTACGACGCCAATTATTAGCGCCATCACATGCAATTACCGTTTCACCATATTCTTTTTCAAATTTAGTTTTGTACATACGAATAGTATTGAACACCATATGGCGAACCATACCTTCTTCTAATTTACCATTCGCAAAAATAGAACCAACGGCAATACCGTTAAAATCCATAATAATCATAATGTATTCTCCAATTGTCTAGGTATATTCTACCACAATTTAACGAGCTTGTAAATAGTTTTCTTTCAACCATTTTAAAAAAGCTTCATCAAATCCTTCTTCATGGACTACATTCTCGTGATTACCCCATTGTCTTTTGAAATAACCAGGAGCAGATTCCATCATAGTATTCTCATCGGACAAATGCCCTTTTTGAACCCACATTAATCTGCAAGCTTCTTTTAAATCTTTATATTTGTTCCAAAATTCATTACGATCTTCGGTTGAAGCTCTAATATCTTCAAATCCTTTATACATCATTATATAAACGTCGTGGTCTAGGGCGTCTTTTACCATAGCCTAACCTTTCCATTATTTTCATACGCTGATAATAATGATATGTAGACCATTCAGATATTTCTTTTTTAGTTCTACCGCAACCAACACATATGTCGTCCTTATTTAATCTACACACTTGTCGGCATGGACTTACGTACATGTTTTGCATGAATCTTACAGCCTATGAATTCATTGTAATATTCATCACTAAATAATACGTCACGGTCAAATTGTTCCTTTGCTTCGTAATATGACATCTCGCCTTTAGTTTTACAAAGACGAAGTATTTCTCTTTTAAACCGATCTAATCCGTGTTCTTCGACGAGTTGTTGGACTTGTTTATTAGATCCACAATACGTTCTCCAGTCAGAGTCGACGGTTTGTCTGGATCTACGTGCTCGTTTCGAATTTTTAGGTAAGATTTTAGATCGAGTGAATAATTTCTTTCCGATGTATTTGCGTCCGTTAGACAAGTCCGTAATGAGGTAGACAAACCCGGTAAAGTCAGTTGGAGTTTCGGTGAATTCTTTTTGTTCATAATACCACATACATGTATATATTAATCGCCTTCATCATCGATCCAAGAATCTACTTCGATTGATCTCTTTTCTACTTCTGCCCGGCGACCACACGCCGGGCAATATTTTGGTTTTACATATGAAGCTGCATAAGAAGTTTCTTCGCATTCTTCACATTCGATAATATAATCTTCCATTAAAAGTCGATCTCACATGCCCCGCCCTGACATGCTGCAGAGCCAATAGTATCAACATCTGTATATTTCTTTTCGGTAATATCAGAAGCCCAATCAACTTGTTTTAGATTTGCTTGGATTTTATTCCATTTATGTAGCAAATAAGAATCTTTCAAACAATGTTCTGCTTGCTTAATATCTCCATCGCAATAGTTTTCAGCAAAGTTTTGGAAACGACGTATCCAATCTGCACGTGCAGAATTTTCTGATGATTCCAAAGAAATATCTAAGCCGAACCCTTGAGCTGTTGAACATGCATCCCACAGATTAGAAAATACTTTTAATGCATCAACAACCATACCTGAAGCAAAGATTGCACCTGTACCATATTTTTTTACCATTTCTTGTGCTGTAATAACAGCAGTGTTTGGTGCTTGGTTAAAGTCTTTATCACCTGACATTGGCAAGAAAGAAATACCAGCAAATGAATGGCGATTCTCAAATACAAATTGTTCTACTTCATCCCAATCATCTACAATAATAGTATTTGATACATTGTGACGAATACCTTTATCTGCACAAAGTTCTTCATTAGTACCAGCTTCAACCCAATGTTTTTGAGCTTTTGCAACAAGTTTAAGATGATTCACGCCAAGTAAATCGTCTTTTAGATAAGAACCTTCATGTGGAATAATAGGGAATGAAACTACTACGTCAGTACCACCAGCTGACCATACTGATTCTTCAACCATATATGGGTTTGTGCGTTGAATAGCCTGAGTAATTTCAGATTCTTTATTCATCTGGACATTACGAATATACATAGAGCTATGCTCAGCATGAATACCAGAAGCAGTTTGTAAAAGGACTGAAGCATTACCGCTTGGTTTGACACAAGTCGTTCGAGCCGCTGGATTGATTCCGATAATTCCTGCAACTTGTCTATTGGTTTCTTTGACAATATTAGCGCCTTTCTCTAAAACTTTCTCATCAAACAAAATGTCAGGATTATTCATCCATCCCGTAATTGATACTCCAAGCAGGGCTTCTCGATCGAAGATTTTCTTAGAAGTTTCCGAGAGAAATTTAAACTCGGTGTACCCTGCTTGGAGAGTACCGAGGATAGCAGCCGCGCGGCAGGCCTTGTAAAAGTCTTCCTCGGTAGTACACATGCCTCCATTGATCTCAGTAAGATTACAACCTTGCCATCCTGATTCACCATCAATTTGTGGGAACATACCGATTTCTACACATGGATTAGTTGTATGCTCTGTTGATTCAACAAAGACAAAACCTGGTTCACCGAACTGTTTTACTTTTTCCATCAAAGTGTTGAATTGTTCTGGTGAAGCTTGATCTCTTACAATTACAGCTGAGTTATTTGATCTTGCTCGCTGTGGATTATCTACAAACCAATTACCTGTTTTAGCACTCATCATTTCCTCATCATCAGGAGAGAAAAGACAAATAGTAGCAGAACGACGTACACCACCAGACAATACAGCATCAGCTGCATGCATAGCAATATCATAAACGTCAATTGGTTTTAAATCTACTGGATCTTTTTGGTCGATTACACGACCTTGGAGAAGGTGTTCTACTTTATCGAGAGAACGACGTAGACCTTCTGGTCCTGGTGCTTTAAATCCACCCGAGATTTTGGCACCCTTTGGACGAATTTGTGATAGGTCAAAGAATACTCTACGACCTTCATAGTCAGGATGTTTACCACCACCGACCATATATGATGACATTAGTACATCAAGTGCAGAAGCCCAACCTTCGATTGAGTCTTCTACGATATAACCTTTTGCTTGTTTTGTGCGACCTTGGATTTGAGGTAGTTTGGCAACATGGTGTTTTTGTACTGAGAATCCAGCACCAGCACCACATAATAGAATATAGAATAATTCACCAAAGAACGCAGGACGATCAGCATAAGAAGAGGTACAATTATACATTCGCATTTGGTGTTTAAGTAATTGTTCTCCACCAAATTGTAATGAACGTTGAGCAGCAAGTACACGTTGTTCTTTGTAGGCTTGTTTTGCTTCATCTAAATATGAAGTAAGTTCGTTGCTATTATTTTTATAATTTTCTGCATGCATATCGATTACACGATCTACTGCTTCGTTCCAACTTTCGTACCTATCTTCACCGTCAACGAATCTGGAATAACCTTCATAGAATTTTGTCTCGGAAAGAAACTTCCGAGTGTCAACGTGTTCTGTTGCCATCTTAATACCTCTTGTATGTAACTGATTATTTTGGAATACTTGTAGTATTATATATCATATTTTCGGTTTTGTAAACCAGCCTGGGGAGCTATTATGGAAAATATTTTTTTAACATATCGATTTTATCTTGAGCCGCTGCGATCTTTTCTAACTCACCATCAACTGCTTCAAGAATATCGGCATGCTCACCAATACCTACACTTTGTTCCATATAAATTTTTACATTGGCTTCGGCTAGTCCAATGATACCTTCGTAATGTTTTACAAGGCCTTCTTTAATTATCTGAGCTGTCTTGAATGACATCATTATCTCCTTCAATTGCTGTTTCATAATAGACTATAATAGCCTGTTGTTGTTCAATATATCTTCTGAGTTCTGCTAAGTTTAATGATAAGTTTTCATAGTCGCGAACAGATATAGCATAAAATACTAATTCACTACCATTTGACTTTTTAAATTTTTCAATAAATTCTTCTAAGTTTTCACTTGTTACTACATGAAAATACGGAGAAGTTAAACTTAACCCCTTTGGTCTTTCGACAATCGGAATGTCTTTTTCTATAATTTCTGGAACCGTAATGATTGTCGGTTCTGGTGCTTTTGTACAACTACTGAGAAGTAATAGACTCAAGCTCACTAATAATATCTTTTGTACCATCATTTACTCTCTTTTCAATCATTCCAGGTTTTTGTAAACTTAACCTTGTAAGATCATGTTCTTGAAGTTTCTTCCTTAACTCATCAGTGTAATCAGTTGCTGATTGTAAGTCTAAAGCTAATTGACTATTAATTGCTTCTAATTCTTCTTGAGTTGATTCTAAGGCATCAATCATTGCATCTTTTGCTTTTGCTGCAGTTTCAAGTTTTGCATTATTTTCGTGCAATACTGCTAATCTTTCTTGAGTATCAGTATAATAATAGTAAGCTCCATATGTAGCAGAGCCCATAAATAACAAAATACCTAATGCAATATAAAGTCTAATCATCTTGCCTTGTTAATCTTTCCATACAACTAGCGCAAATACCACTAGCGTCATTAATAAAGAAGTGAACAATTGCCATAACGTACCACATCCAAGTCATTTCAGTAAAACCTAAAACAGTCACTCCATGATCCATATGATCGTGATGGCTATGTTGTATTGCTGGTATTAACCACCAAAGAGTACCAACAATAAGAAAAATAAGTCCTGCTATATTATGGTTTATTCTGTATTTGCCCATCTTCCACATATCTCCTAAATCTTTTTAATAAGACCATTTCTTTTTTACGACGACGATCAGTCACCGTTTGTGTTTTATATCGAGGTCCCATTGCCGTAGCTTTAGGATCTGGAATAGCTCCAGTATTCATAGTTGGTGCAT